AGCAGACGCCGTAGTAGCCAGAGATAACGCACAGGGTAGACAGCCGTCATTAAAGAACGAATCGGAAAAGAACTTAGGGGAAAACGCTAGATACGATGTTACAGCTTGGTACACCCACTTTAAGGACGAGGGGGACAAAACACCATCAAAATATAAGGTGTATCTAGTAAACGACAGAGCAGATGTAATTGGGTTGAAGAAAATAACTAGAAAATGGGGTAATAGAGTGGTGTGGACTCTTGTAGATAGAGTCTTATATCCTACATCACATGATTGGGATGGAACATCTATTCCAGATTTAGTGGAGGATAAGCAAAGAGCCAGAGCGGTAGCGCAAAATTTAGGTCTAAAAGCCATGAAAGCTGATGTCCACCCCATGTATGTTTATGACTCTAACAGGATTAAGAATCGAAACGATCTAAACCTAGAGTTTAATAAATTCGTTCCTGCCGATATAGCGGAGGGAGGGAGTGTGGTAAACGCCATCGCCCCTATAATGAAAGCCCCGATAAACATGAACTTAATGAGTTTCATCTACACCTCTTTGGATGCTTCCGCACAAAAAGCTACTGCAACCCCAGAAATACAACAGGGGGCTATGTCTTCCGAGCAAAGAACTCTAGGAGAATTGAATCTAATATCCTCTAGCGTCAGTACTAGGTACTCTCTAAGTGCTAAGATATTTGGTTGGAGTGAGGCAGACTTTTGGAGACATTGGTACGCAATGTATGATGAGAACTTTTCAGCAGATGTAGACGAGAAGGTATTACGGATTGTAGGGGCGTTTGGGGCTAAATGGAGACCGTTAAAAAGAGATAAGATTATATCCGAGATAGCACCAGACATTAAGATTGAATCCACAACGCTGTCTAGAGCCAAGCAGTTGGAGCAGGGTCAGATGCTTGACTCCTACCTAGCCTTAGTGTTTGGAGACCCCACAGCCAACAGGAGATACGGATTAAAAGAGTTGGGGAAAACAAAAGGACTAACAAAGGATCAGATAGACAGACTGCTTCCACCGACAATAGATGAGAGAATCGCAGAGGATCAGAATACCACACTTAATAAGGACGAGACAGTACCCGTTCTGCCAGAGGATGACCACAATGTTCACCTAGAGATACATATGAAAGCCAAGGCAACCGATGCGACATATGCACATATAGAGACGCACAAAAAAGCATTATCTATTAAAAAGGTCAATCCAGAGATGTTCCCACCAGACCAGATGGCGGGTCAGCCCAGTACATCCTTTCAGGCTGGTCAGGGTCAGATGAACCCTGTAGAAGTTCCAACATATAGCCCTACGGCACCCGTACAGCCGTCACAAACATCGGGACAACCAAGATGAAAGAATTAAACGAATTATTTGATACCAAAGATAGAAGGGATCTAGCAATAGCCCAGTTTAAAAATCTAAAACTGGATGCGGGGTGGGGTCTACTTAAAACCATTGTAGATGCCAATATAAGAGTTTTAGAGGTACAGATATTGGATGGGGTAGATGGGGACACAAAAGAAACAATAGATCGTAAGAGAGATAAATTAAGGGCATACAAAGAGGTTATAGGTACTCCTGACTACTGGATAGAAAACCTACAGACCCCAGAACGATACAAGGACGATAACGATCCGTACCACACCAAAGAAGATTTACTAGACAGGACATCTAACAAGTGATAGTATAAATTTGTCGAAAGGAAATACCTATGGAAGGAGAAATTGAAACTACAGAAAACACGGAAACTACAGAAAAAGATAATCAAGCAAAAGTCGAAGAGATAGAAGGCGGAGAAGAAGTGGTCGCGGAAGAGGCGGAAGAAGAAGTTATCCCCGACAAACCAGAGGAATTAGAAATTGAAACCAGAGAGAAGAGAGATGAAAGGATTGATTACGGAGAGGATATTGATCCAGACGATGTTAAGACCGTAGGAGCAATCGTAGAAAAACAAACAGCCCCCTTAAAAAAGGCGTTACAAGAACAACAAGACATGGCAGAGATAGGGGAATTTGTAGGAGACCATCCAGAGTATGCTAAATACAAACGCACCATCTTTAAGTATCTGCAACACCCCGCTTATATTAATATACCTGTTAAGAATATCGCCGCAATGGTAGCTTCTGGCGACCTAATAAGACTTGGAGCAGAGAAGGAGCGGGAGGCACAGAGTAAAGCAGATGCCACAAGATCGGGAGGAGATGTGGTTAGAAAGAGTGGCGGCGGGGAAACGGACTGGTCTAGAGCGTCCATAGCCGACTTTGAGGCACAAAAAAGAATAATATTAGGTCAGAAAGTATAAATTTCAAGAAAGGATTCTTATGGAACTAGAGGAAATGACGGTTAAAGATTTACAAGATAAGTTAGTGGGTATGGGTATGCCTGAGGACGATGTACAGGCATTCAAGACTAAAGCACCTCTTATAGCCACAATCAACACCTTAATGGCTAAATCAGCAGAGATTAAACCAGAGGAGGAAAAGGCGAGTGTGGTAGAAAAGAAAGTAGCTAGTATTACAGAGGCACCAAACCCCACAGAAGACAGGGAAGTAAATAAAAGATATAAAGCAAAAGCAATGATTATGAGAGACTTGTTAAATGCTCAAGAGAAAGTAAATGTACTTATACCCCTAGAAGCGGGAGATAAAATGGGGGTAGTAGAGCTGAGAACAGATAGAACGGGAAACGAGTATCAGGTACATGTAAGCGGAGCTATAGAGTCCGTACAGTTAAATGGTTACAAATACTTGATGCCTAAGGGGGTCTATGTACAAGTACCCAGACAGATAGCAGAAGTCATAGCCAAGGCACAACAACAGACGCTAACCGCTGGTAGTGAAATCTCGCTAGATAGAATAGATGTAAAGACTGGTAGACCGTTTTCTGACATGTTATAATATTCGGTATGGACATAACAAATATGCTAAAAAAGCAAAAAACAAGACCACTAAAACCTATAAGGCCCGGGAATCAACCTATAAGGCCCGGGAGTCTACCTATAAGGAGGCCAATTAAACCTATAGAACCTGAGTATAAAAGGCCCCTTATACCTATAAGGCCTGGGAATGAACCTATAAGGAAGCCAAAAACCTCTTGGAGAACAGCCCCTAGGTCCGAAGTAATTTCTAGAATAAATTACCTTACACAGCGTAGAAAAATCAACCTAAGCTAGTTTCAAACGCAATATAATTTACTATTGACAGATATGTGATATAATACTCCCTAACTGCATAACGGATATACCGAGGCGTGACCATTTTTGGTTGCGCCTTTTTTGTTATGCTGTAGTATTTATTTAAAAAGAAAGGAAAATCTAGTATGCCAATGACAACTAGAACCGACATCACACAAGAAGTGTGTGCATTCTACGACAGAGCCTTGCTTGTAAGAGCTACTCCAGCTTTTATTCATACAAGGTTTGCACAAGTCCGAGACCTTCCTAGGAACTCTGGGACTAATATTATTAAATTCAGGAGATACGGCTCACTAACCGCCAATACTACCGCTCTACAAGAAGGTGTCACCCCATCAGGAACAGCCCTTACTGCAACTGATGTGACAGCCACTGTTTTGCAGTATGGTGATTATGTAACCCTAACCGATATAGTGGAGATGGAGACCTACGACCCAATCTTGACTGAAACAGCCGAGATTTTAGGCGAGCAGGCGGGAGACTCTATCGATCAACTAATGAGAACAGTTATTGCTGCTGGTACTACTATTCAGTATGCCTCCACGGCTACAACTGATGGTACCGTTAGTTCTGCTATGGTGTTAAATAGAGCAGAAGTTAAAGAAGCTGTAAGAACCTTGAGGGGTAATAACGCCAAACCCGTTACTACCATGGTCGATCCCTCAACTGGCTACAATACAGTTCCAGTGGGTCGTTCGTTCATTGGTATCGTATCGGAAGATACAGCCTACGATCTTGATGATGCTACGGGATGGATTCCAGTAGAAAAGTACCCTAACAAGTCGAATGTTATGGAGGACGAGATAGGTTCACTTGCAAATGTCCGATTCCTAATGACGACAAATGCTTATGTGGATTCCACAGGCGGCGTTTCATCGGGTCCTGTACATTACACACCAATATTTGGCCAGAATGCTTATGCTATGACCAGAATCTCTGGTGAGACCCTAAAGAACATCGTAAAGCCTCTTGGTTCAGCAGGGACAGCGGATCCACTAAACCAAAGGTCAACAAGTGGTTGGAAACTAACCTTTGTTGGAAAGATTCTTAATCAGAACTTCATTGTGGTAGTTCACCACGGAGTAACTGCTTAAGCTGTATAAAATTTGATTAAAGAAAGGAAACTATATGGCAATTACAGTAAGTACAAAACAACCGTTGAATACGAATAGAATGGCAACAGGTATGTATATCGATACGGGAACGGAAGCAGCCTACACCTTCTCCAATCTTGGGTTCAAACCCAGATATGTTAAGGTTGTAAACTTAACTTCAGGGGATCAGGAGGAATGGTTCGAGGGAATGACTGCAGGCCACGCTCATAAGAGATTGGCGGCAGGTACGGGAGCGCCTCTTACCTCTCTTGGTATCACAGTCAGTGCAACAGGGTTCACAATCGGTCTTGATACAGATATCAATAAAGATAGTGAGCAGGTGCATTGGATGTGTTTGGGCTGATTGCTTTAGGGTAGTATTCTTGGTAATATTACCGCATGCAATTAACCAAACCCTGTCTTGTTTGCCACAAGACAATAATAAAAAGGCAAAACAGATCTTTGACAGCTTGGAATGAACGCACAAAGTTTTGCTCTCGCAAGTGTCGGGAAGTTTGGATGAAAACTAAGATGCTTGGAAACAAAAGCTCTTTAGGTGTTAAACACACCGAAGACTGGAAACACATGATGAGCAAACTCTTTAGCGGAGACAAACATCCGCAATGGAAGGGCGATCTTGTTGGTTACAACGGAGTACATAGGTGGTTAAACAAGACCTATGGAACTCCCACATATTGTGAGAACCTCAAATGCGTTTATCCAAGACAAGGTGCAAAGAAATGGTTAGAAAAGCCCTATAAGTTTGAGTGGGCTTTACTAAAAGGAAAGAAGTATAGTCGGGACAGGAAAGATTATATGTGGCTCTGCACAGCCTGTCATCGTAAGTACGATAGTAATTAATTAATTATTGTTAATCCCCGCTCAGTGGTGGGCGGGGTGAGACGGAAAGTGAGATAAAATGAGTAAATATAGTTTAGCTTCTCAGGGAGATCTTGAGTTAGAAAAAGCATTGAATGAGTTATCTGTAATGGGTAATGGTGTTCCTGTAACTACAGGTAACATCTATTTTGTTATACCCGCCAGTGATTCTAATTATGTAGAGTTCTATAATAAATATCAGAAAACCTACAGTGACGGAACAAAAGCTGTACATAACACACTCGCATCTGCTTATTCAGCAGCAGTCAGTAACAGGCACGATGTAATTATGTTATCTGCAAACTCCGCACACGAACAAACCGCAATGGTAAGTGTTGTTAAAAACAGACTTCACTTTGTTGGGATGGGCTTAAGAGCGGGTGCAATGGGTATGGGTGCTAGAGCAAGAGTAACAATGGGTGTAACTGCAGCGGCTACTGACATTGCAGTTGTACAGAATACTGGAGTTGGTAATACATTCAGGAACCTAAAGTTTGTAAATTCCAACACTAAAGATGAAAGTAGATATGCCTTTGCAGAAGGCGGAGAATACTCAATCTTTGAGAATTGTGAGTTTTTTGAGGATGAACAGCTTGATGATACGGCAGCAGCAGATGTCTTAAACAACGGAGATTCAGCACAATGGATTAGATGTAGCTTTGGATCAACAGCAGTTATTGTTGCTGATGACAAAATACATCCTAATATGCTTTTAACCAGAGAAACTATCACAGGAAAAGTTTGTAGAGACAACATCATTGATGATTGTTTATTTCTTGTTAAGACAGCGGGTGTTGAAGCAGTTAGAATCTATGGTGCAAACGCAACCGATGTGGAAAGAATGTTGTTAGTTAAGAACTCCGTGTTTTTAGCCAATATTCTCGGTGCAGCCACTCCAGATCATGCAGTCGGATTTGGTGCAGCTCAAACACAGGGAACAGTATTACTAAAAAACTGTACTTCCGTTGATCACACTGTTATGAAACAAGCATCTAAGAGTATCTATGTGGATGGTGCAGTACCAACACACGGTACTTCAGGCGTTGCAGTAACAGGTTAGTGTAGATTATTAGGCAATCGGCGGGGAGTGGGTTTTTTGTCCATGTCCCCGCCGTGCGAGTATAAAGTTTAGAAAGGCAGAAATATGGCAAGTCCTTATACAGATTCAATGATACAATTAGACGGAAATGGTAATCCTATTTATTCTCCACTACCGTTTTTAACTAAGAAGACAATAGACTTTATTGGCGGTACTCCCCATGCAATCGGGGATTACGATGGCACGGGCGATCCTTTCACTATATTCACAG